TTGGCTAAAGAACTTGGAATTGATATTAAGTAAACAAAAAAGCCCACTGCAATGGGCTTCGGCAAGAAGTTTTCTAACTTAATTATACCACAAAAGGAGAATTTGATGAATGGCAGATAAGTTAGATAGAATTATTGGAGATTACGTTAATGGCAGACTTGAAGCCAGAATAAAATCAATTGAAAGCAGATATCTTTATAAGCAAAAAGTAGATAACTTAGGCATTCGTACAGCGTATTCTGGTGGTTCGGAACAATTGAGCCATGTTATAAATCAAGAAAAGCTCGATAGTGACGAAGAATATCTTAAACTCAAGGAGCAACTAGAGATATTAGACTTTTGGTTTAAGCCTTTGATACCAGATGAAAAAAGGGTTATTGAACTAAAATATAGTGGATATGCTGGCTTGTACTGGTACCAAGTAATGCAATATTTAGATATCGAAGGAATTGAAGATATTGGCTTGAAAAAAGCTAAGACGATATTCTACAAATTTAGAAATGATATCTACCGACAAATGCAACACTGTTTTTAGGGCATATTTTTGGACAAAAATTGGCACGAAATTGCCTAAAATTGGCACCTCAACCGCTGTTTTTACTGATATACTTGTATCATGAAGTTATCAGCGAAAGCAAACAAAATGTAATTCGTTCGGTTGGATATACTTCTATTGTTAGTGGCTACTTTACGTAGCGAGACGTTGCTGGACGATAAAACCAGCGTTGCAAGGAAAGCACCACTGGAGAGTGCGCAGGGTTCGACTCCCTGACTTGCTATTATATTTTATTACAGGTTGTCCACTGGGCAGCCTTTTATTGTTGGAAAGGAGATTAAATGCCAGTATTAGAAAATGCAAGACACGAAAAATTTGTTCAATGCCTAATTTCTGGCATGAGTCAAAGACTTTCTTATCGTGAATCGTTCCCTAAAGCAAAAAGATGGAAAGACAATACAGTTGATAGTAGAGCAAGTGAATTAATAAAAGCCAGTGAGGTTTTGGGTAGGTATAAAGAACTTCAAGAAGAAGCTCAAGATGCTGCGATTATGACTCGTAAAGAGCGAATGGTCACTCTATCAGAGATAGCTAAAAACGCTGAAAAAGAAGCTGACATGATTAAGGCAATTGACACTCTTAATAAAATGGATGGCGATTATACAAGCAAAGTTGAGTTATCTGGTTCAGTCAAAACCAATCCTTTTGTAGACTTATCGACAGAAGAGCTTAGAAAGTTGGCGAGTCGTGATGGATAAAATAGCGCTAGGGGCAAAAATTGAGCTGTCTAAGCGCTTTTTCTTTGATTACTGTAATCTCATCATGCCAAGCTTTTATAAACGAGATAGAGCTTATCTGGTGACAATGTGCGAAGAGTTTCAGTCGTTTCTAAATGATGATGAACACGATGTTTTAGTTTTGAATCTTCCGCCACGTCACGGGAAGTCGCTCACGCTCGGTAAATTTGTAGAGTGGGTGCTTGGTAATGACCACACGAAGAAAATTATGACTGGTTCATATAACGAAATTCTATCAACAGTTTTCTCTAAAAATGTTCGTAATACGCTTCAAGAGGAAAAAGCAGACGAGAACAAAATCGTTTACTCTGATATTTTCGATGCTGCAATCAAGTATGGAGATGCTGCGAAAAACCTTTGGAGCTTGTCGGACGGTTATAATAACTATCTGGCAACCTCTCCAACAGGGACTGCAACAGGTTTTGGTGCTGACATTATTATCATTGATGATGTTATCAAGAATGCTGAGGAAGCTAACAACGCGACAGTCTTAGAAAAACATTGGGACTGGTTTGTTAATACCATGCTTTCACGTTTGGAGTCAGGCGGTAAAATCATAATCAATATGACTCGTTGGCATAGCGAAGATTTGGCTGGACGTGCTTTGCGTGAACTGCCTAAGAATGGCTATCGAGTAAAGCATATTAATTTCAAGGCTTTCAATGAACAAACGAATGAAATGCTTTGTGATGACGTTCTGACTCTTGAAGATTATAAGCGCAAGGTAAAAACAATGGGTGCTGATATTGCCAGCGCCAACTACCAACAAGAGCCGATTGATGTCAAAGGTCGATTATATAGTGAGTTCCAAACCTACAATGCTCGTTCAGAGTACAAAAAGATTTGGAACTATTGCGATACCGCAGACACTGGGAAAGACTATCTCTGTTCGATTGTGTGGGGTGAAACCACAGACGGCTTTGCAGATGTGCTAGACATTATTTACACTCAAAAACCAATGGAGTACACAGAAAATGCAGTGGCCAATCAATTAATTAATAACAGAGTAAATGCTTCAAGAATCGAGCGCAACAATGGCGGTCGGTCTTTTGCTCGTTCTGTCAGGGATAAGATTCAAGGCAAAGTTGCTTGTGCTGTAGAAGATTTCTTCCAAGGAAATAATAAAGAAGCCCGAATTTATTCCAATAGTTATTGGATAGAACAGCATGTTCGCTTTCCGAATGACTGGCGAACTCGTTTCCCAGAATACTATCAAGCAATGACAACTTATCAACGTGAAGGTAAAAATAAACATGATGATGCGCCGGATGCAACAACAGGGATTGCTGAGACAATGACAACTCGTAAAGCAAAACTAAAATCTTTCAAAGGAGGATTCTAATTGAAATACAAACCACCTAAATTAATGACATTTCCAAAAGACGAACTAATCACAGTTGAAGTGCTTACCAAGTTCATGGAAAAACATAAATTAGAAGTTGCTCGGTATGAGTACTTAAAAAATATGTATCGTGGGATCATGTCGATTGATGATGAGCCAACAAAAGACCCTTGGAAACCAGATAATCGTTTAACTGTTAACTTCACTAAATATATCGTTGATACTTTCACAGGTTACTTCAATGGGATTCCAGTTAAAAAGTCTCATTCAGATAAAGAAATACTTTCTAAACTACAAGAATTTGATAATCTGAATGACATGGAAGATGAAGAGTCGGAGCTTGCAAAGATGGCTTGTATTTATGGTCGAGCTTTTGAACTCTTGTATCAAGACGAAGAGACTCGAACGAATGTTATTTATAACACCCCTGAAAATATATTCATGGTTTATGATGACACGATTAAACAAGAACCATTGTTTGCGGTGCGTTATGGTTATGATGATGACTATAAATTGTATGGTGAAGTTTATACCAAAGAAACAACCTATGCTTTAAATGGAACCATGGGATTTTACAACATGACTGAACAAGCGCCGAATCCTTTTGATGATTTGCCCGTTGTAGAGTTCTATTTCAACGAAGAACGAATGAGCATTTTTGAATCTGTTATTTCATTAGTCAACGCTTTTAATAAAGCTATTAGTGAAAAAGCAAATGACGTTGATTATTTCAGCGATCAGTACTTGGCATTCTTAGGTGCTGCAGTTGAAGAAGAGGACTTGAAAAACATTCGCAGTAACCGTGTTATTAATTACTATGGCGAGGGTTCCGAAGCGAAAAATGTGGATGTTAAATTCTTAGAAAAGCCTGATAGTGATTCTCAAACAGAAAATCTATTGGACAGACTAACTAAATTAATCTTCCAAACAACAATGGTTGCGAATATCTCTGATGAATCTTTCGGGTCATCAAGTGGTGTCTCGTTAGCTTACAAACTTCAAGCAATGAGTAACTTAGCTTTGTCATTTCAACGCAAGTTCCAATCTTCTTTGAATAGTCGATATAAACTATATTGTGAGTTAAGTACGAACGTTTCAAACAAAGACGCTTGGAAAGATATTGAGTACATCTTTACTCGTAATGAGCCTAAAGACATTAAGGAACAAGCTGAGACTGCTAATATTCTAAAAGGTATTACTAGTGAAGAAACTGCTTTAAGTGTCATCTCTGTTATCCCAGATGTCCAAGCTGAAATGGAAAAAATCAAAAAGGAAGAAGCTTCTACAGCTATCTTTGACAAGGATAAACAACCTAGTGAAAAGGGAACAGATGCAGTAGTTCCTGAAACAAATGAGGAGTAACCTATGAGAACTCCCGACTATTGGATAAAACGTGAGCAAGCGTGGCAGGCGCAACAAATCAAAGATGATACTAAACGCATGAATCAAATCATGGATAAGCTATTTGAAGCACAAGAAGCCATTCAAAAAGAAATCAATGCCAACTGGCAGAACTTTGCGAATGGTCAAGGGGTTTCTATTAGTGAAGCCATGAAACGTGCGGATAAGATGGATGTCAAGGCATTTGCCAGTAAAGCTAAGAAATACGTTCAAGAAAAAGACTTTTCGCACCAAGCGAATCAAGTGTTGAAACTTTATAACTTGACTATGAGAGTGAATCGTTTAGAACTTCTGAAAGCAAATATTGGTCTGGAGCTTATTTCAGTATTTGATGACTTGGACAAGTATTTCTCAAATAATTTGACTGGCGTAGCTCTCACAGAATTTGAAAGACAAGCCGGAATTCTTGGTCTAAGTGTTCCAAAGAAAGGATATAACAGTTTAGTTGAATCAGTTCTTAATGGAAGTTATAAAGTCGAAGGATTCGCCAGTTTCTCTGACAAGCTTTGGCAATATCAATTTGAATTAAAAGCTGATATTGAAAAACTTCTCATTCGTTCAGTAACCGGTGGAATCAATCCGAAAGCACTAGCCCCACAACTAAAAAGGCTAATGACTGAACAAGGCAAGCTTAATGCGACTTACAATGCTCAACGATTGCTTGTGTCGGAAACAACGAGAATTCAAACAGCTATTCAAGAAGAAAGCTATAAAAAAGCGGATATTGAAAGTTATGAATATATTGCTGAACCGTCAGCTTGTCCTATCTGTGGAGCATTGAATGGTAAAATATTCAAGCTTAAAGATATGTCGCCTGGTATTAATGCACCAAACATGCATCCGTTCTGTAGATGCAGCACAGCACCGCATGTTGATGATAAAGGTTTCTGGGATGATTTACTTGATAGGAAAGTAATCAGTCAAGATGAGTACAAGCAAGCTTTTGATGACAGGACAGAAGCTGACAAAGCGATTGAACAATTGCGCAATAAAAGAAAGGGATAAAATTCTACTTATGGTAAAATAATATTAACGAAAGCGAGGTTATAGATGGCTAAAGATGATTTCTTTTATATCTCTTATAAAATTTTGGCTTACCTTTATCATGCAATGAAAAAAGGAGAAAAAATTGATCCAGGAGTTTTTGATCCACAGAATTACAGAGTGAGCTATCCCTATCTGAATGATATTCTTGAGGAACTAAAAGAAAATGGCTATATTAAAGGTGTATCTTTTATTGAAACCAAAGACGGTAAGTTAATTACTGGGTTATCTGATATAAAAATTACTATTAAGGGTATTGAATATCTGGATGACAATAGCATGATGAAAAAAGCCTACAAAACACTCAAAGAGTTAAAAGACTGGATACCAGGAACTTAAAACAACTAAGCGTTTGTCACTGACAGGCGCTTTTCTTATGCTCAAAGGAGGGCAGAAAATGGACGAATTACAATTCACAAACAAAGCAAAGCAAATGGTAGCTGACTATGCCAATAAAAAGAACGAGGAAAAAACGACACCATTAGAAGTATATGTCGTGTGGTCATGCAAGACTTTGCAGAATAACAAAGCGTTGCTTTCTACCGATGCCCCAGACGGTCGCTATTATGAAGTAACTTACAACGGAGATAAGCAAGAATTTTATTTTGATGCTTATATCAAGGAACACAATCAACTCATTAAATAATAATTTTAAACCCTTGGTATTCCATGGGTTTTTCTTGTCCGTTTCCGAACGTTGTGGACACTAAATAAAACACGAGAAAATCAGACTCCCAAGTCTTTAAATGCGAGTAGGAGGAACCAGAAATGGAACAAACAGAACTTTTACCCCTTAATTTGCAACTGTTCGCAGAAGAAGCAGTCGATGAGACGTCTGAAGCTGGTTCGGAAACTGAAACAGAAACAAACGAAGAAGAGCAACAAGAACAATCAACTGACAATGACAAAATTGTCGAAAAGCTTCAAAAACGAATTGGTAAAGAGCAGGCTGAAAAAAATGAAACAAAAACACAGCTTGACCAAGCACTGGCTCGTATTGAAGAACTTGAAAAAGGTGGCAAAAAATCAGTTAAAGAAAAATCTGACGAAGAAAAAGCTGCCGAACTTCAAAAAGCTAAAGACGATGAAATCGCAAGCCTTAAAGCACAAATCAAAATTTCAAACATTACCAGTCAAGCTGATGAAGTATTGAAAGAAAGTGGAATTGCTTTGAGTGCTGCTGAATTAGGATTGTTAGTTGATGTTGATGAAGAAAAAACTTACAGCAATGTAAAAACTTTCCTCAACTTACTTGATAATCAACGCTCACAGTGGGAAAAAGCACGAAACACAGGAACAACGCCTAAACGTGTTCCGGGTAATGTAATATCAGTCGATAAAGAAAAATTTGATTCGATGACTTATGCTGAAAAAGCTGAATTAGCAAAATCAAATCCAGATGAATTTAAAAAATTAACAGGAGGCTATTAAAATGTCAAAACAAAAAACAACACTTACAGACTTAGTAAATCCAGAGGTGCTTGCACCAATTGTTTCATACGAATTGAATAAAGCACTTCGGTTTGCACCCCTTGCACAAGTTGACACAACACTTCAAGGACAACCAGGTAATACTTTGAAATTCCCAGCTTTTACTTATATTGGCGATGCTGCTGATGTTGCAGAAGGCGGAGAAATTTCGTTAGATAAAATCGGAACTACTACTAAGTCAGTAACAATTAAAAAAGCTGCAAAAGGTACAGAAATCACGGATGAAGCCGCATTATCTGGTTATGGTGATCCAATTGGAGAATCTAATAAACAACTTGGGCTATCTCTTGCAAATAAAGTCGATGACGACTTATTGAGCGCAGCTAAGACTACCTCTCAAACTGTTTCTACTAAAGCAAACGTTGACGGGGTTCAAGCTGCATTGGATATCTTTAATGATGAGGATGCACAAGCCTATGTTCTTATCGTCAATCCTAAAGATGCGGCAAAAATTCGTAAAGATGCAAACGCACAAAAAATTGGTTCAGAAGTAGGAGCAAATACTATTATCAACGGAACTTACGCTGATGTTTTAGGCGCTCAAATTGTACGATCTAAAAAACTAGCTGAGGGTTCAGCTCTAATGTTCAAGATTGTTTCAAATAGCCCAGCTTTGAAATTAGTTTTAAAACGTGGAGTTCAGGTAGAAACTGACCGTGATATTGTTACTAAAACAACTGTAATTACTGCAGATGAACATTACGCAGCATATCTCTATGATTTAACAAAAGTTGTTAATATCACATTTACGTCTGGTGTATAATGGGACGGCTACTAAGTCGCCACTTGCATAAATATGAAAACATAAATGCGACCAAGCAAGTGAAAAATGATGAACTAACGACGCTTACCGTTAATCAGCTAAAAGAGCTTCTTGAAACTAAAGGGATAGAATATACAAAAAACGATAAGAAAGAAGATTTGATTTCAAAATTAGGAGTTGCTTATGGCTATCACTGATGATTTAAAAAAGCTTTTAGGCGGTTCATCGGATGAGCGCTTGGAAGTAATCGAAAAACGCACTCGTGAACGTCTATTGCTTATTCTTGGTTCTGACATTGAAGAAGTACCGCCAGAACTAGAATATGTTGTTTTGGACGTTTCCTTGAAGCGTTTTAATCGTATCGGTCAAGAAGGCATGCAGTCCTACTCACAAGAAGGATTAAGCATGACTTTTTCAGAATCTGATTTTGATGAGTATGCCGATGAAATTGAATCATGGCGAAAATCAAAAGAAACTGAGGGCGATAAGAAGATTGGGAGGTTCAGATTGTATTGAGATATTTAGATGAAGTTACTTTTATCAAAGAATCGCCCGACTCACATTATGACCCCGATTTGGGCGAATGGGTTGAAAAAGAACCAACTCGAGCAGTATTTAGTGCAAACATCACTGATATTGGAACTGACAGAAGTATAAAAGTTTTCGGGGATATTAAACAAGGGGCAAAAGTCATGCGAATGATGCCCCTTTTTACTATGCCAGAATATGATTACATTGAGTTTGATAATAAAAAGTGGGCTTTAATGACTTACCGCAATCCAAGTGAGCGAAACACTTTTATTTTGCAGGAGGTAAGTCAATGAAATCTAGCTTATCCATAAAAGGGATTGACCAGCTTGTAAAGCATTTGGATAAAGCCGCTTCTTTAAAGGATGTTCAACAAGTTGTAAAGTCTAACACGTCAAATATGACAGCGAATATGCAGAAACTTGTTCCAGTTGACACCGGATATATGAAGCGATCCATAAAAATGGAGTTGACAGAAGGTGGATTCAGCGGTCAAGCTGGACCACACACAGATTATTCCGCATATGTTGAATATGGAACTCGTTTTCAATCTGCTCAACCTTTTGTAAAACCAGCTTATAATGAGCAAAAAGGCGTATTTATTAAAGAATTAGAAAGGTTACTCAAATGATTAAAACTCGAGACCAATCTATTTTTGACGAATTGTTCAAACGAATACAAGCTTTGGGGTATACCGTTTATGATTATAAGCAAATGAATGAAGTGAGATATCCATTTGTTGAATTGGAGAATACTCAAACCATTCATGAACCAAATAAAACGGATATCAAGGGGACAGTAAGTCTCTCATTATCTGTTTGGAGCTTACAGAAGAAGCGCAAGGAAGCGTCTGACATGGCAAGCAATATATTTAATCAAGCATTGAATATAAGTGCCACAGATGGCTATTCTTGGGCTTTGAATTCACAAGCAAGTACCATTCAAATGCTGGACGATACAACAACAAATACACCGCTTAAAAGAGCGTTGATTAACTTAGAATTTAGACTAAGATAGGAGATTTAATATGGCAGAATTAACAGCCAAACAAGGGAAAGATATTATCTTGCTCTATCGTGTGCTTAGTAAAGCATCAAAAGAAGCCGCTTGGAAACTTGCATTCCAAACAGAACACTCTAATGAAAAAACTCGAGATTACAACACCATAGCAACTAAAGATGGACCAATTGGTGCTCTTGCAGAAGTTGAATATAGTTTGTCTGCCACATCTATTGCAGCAAATGGTGACCCACATCTTGACGAAATGGACAAAGCGTTTGATGATGCAGAAATTATTGAAGTGTGGGAAATTGATAAAGCTGAAAAAGCAACTCTCGGATTAGACACAGGCAAGTACAAAGCGAAATATCATCGTGCTTATCTTACAAGTTTCTCTTATGAACCTAACTCAGAAGATGCGCTTGAATTGAGTTTAGAATTTGGAGTGTTCGGTAAACCTCAAAAGGGCTATGCCACACTAACTACTGAACAAGCTAATGTTGTTCAGTATGTCTTCAAAGATACTGTTCAGGGATAAAGCTGAAAATATTACTGGCCCTGCCTGGAGTACAGTTGTAGAAGTGACAATTTAAATACTATAAACAAAAGGCTAGAGATTCGCTCTAGTCTTTATTTTTTAAGGAGAAATCAAAATGGAATTAACAATTAATGACAAACAGTATGTTTTTATCTTTGGTTACCGATTCATTAAGGAATTGAATAAAAAAAATGAAGTCACAGAGCGTGGGATGACTTTAAAAGCCGGCTTAGATAATGCTTTGATGAACTTCTTTAGCGGAGATATCGAAACACTTGTTGAAATGCTAAAAACTGCGAATGCAACAGAAAATCCTCGTGTCTCTGAGAAAGGGATAGTTGAATGGATTGAAGAAAATGGAGTTGATGCGCTTTTTGATTTAGTACTCGAAGAGTTAAAAAAGTCGGAATTTACCAAGAAGAAAACGTTGAACTTCGAGAAAGAAGTCAACAAAAATCTACAGTAACAGATTTTGACAAACTCTATGAACAAGTTCAGATAAATTGTTTGCGTTATCTCGGAATTGCTAATCTAAGAGATATAGAGCGCATGACCATTTCGGAGTATGAATTAAGGCTGAAAGCTTATAGGCTAAAAAGACTTGATGAGCAAGAATCTATTTACCAACAAGCATGGGCAAATTGGCAAGTTCAATCAACTAAGCAACAAGGTAAGAAGCAAGTTCCAGTTTATTCGACCTTCAAGAAGTTTTTTGATAAAGAAAAATTTGAAAATGATATTTTAGGAATCGAAACTTCGGACAGTGCTTTTAAAAAGGACAAAAAACTAATTAACCTCATGAAAAAAGCAAATAAGTAAGAAAGGAGGAAAAACATGGAATCTTATAGTGTAGAAGCG